TGGGGAGATTGGACTGCGGCTTGGCGGACATTTCGATCTTCATCACTTAAGGCCCGTTCCATGTGCTCGGGCTTGAAGTGGGGGGATTGGACTACGGAGTAGCGGACATTTCCATTTTCGTGGGTTAAAGCCCGTTCCATGTGCTCAGGCTTGAAGTGGGATGATTCGACGGCGGCTCGGCGGACGTCGTCATCTTCGTGGGTTAAAGCCCGTTCCATGTGCTCGGGCTTGAAGTGGGGAGATTGGACTGCGGAGTAGCGGACATTTCCATTTTCATGATCTAAGGCGCGCGCTACGTGTTCCTTGGTTGCGGCGTGTGAGGATAGGAGGTATTGAAGTGTGTCGGGGTTTTCCTTGAACGCTTGATCGACGTGAGATTTATCGAGATGCGGTGACAGCATCACGGAAAGATTTTCTTGATTAGCACCATCATACTCATCATACTCATCTTCATTCTCATCTTCGGCACCATGATGCGAGCTTATATGCTGTGATATTAGATCCTTAGCGTACTGCGGGTCGATGTCCCTGAAACGTGCTTGGTGAATGTTTTCTTCGCCGTCTTCTAAATCACGAAGCGCTTGATTGTGAAGACCAGCATCTTCGTGGTGCTTGGCTGGGTAAGAATTGGGGTCAACTTCGCCTGAGCTAAGCTTCCACAGCTTCTCTAGATTTGGCTTATCCTTCAATAGCTTATCTAGCTTATCCTTTGGTAGATCATCTAGATAGAAGTTGTCGTTGGGTGCGGCGCCACCGCCGACGTTCTCTTTTATCCTCGGGTGCTTAAGTAGTTGGATGATGGCGTCATGGTACTTTGCGGCGGGCTTGGAGTTACCAAAACCCTTACTTTCACCGATGTAGCCGTTGTTCTCGATGAACGATAGTCGCGGCTCGTGGTAAGTCTCACCGTCGACGTTGTGCTCCTTACGGAGGGATAGAACGCGGTCACCGTGGTGGGGGTGACCTTCGTCGTCCTCTGCTGCTTGCGCGTTGACGTTGCCGCAGTGCGCCATGGCTTTACCTTCGGCTTCATCGTATCCTTTGCCGAGGTCGTACCAGCCGAAACCGTTGCCCAAGTCTATGAGTTTCTTGGTCTTATCATCGGGTTTGAGTAGGTTGCTTTCGTCTTTCTTCTTGTTCTTAAGACTGTCTTCGGCATCTTTCCACATCTTCATCCCGTCCTCGAAGGAGTGGGACTTATCAAAGCGGATCTTGCCGATGTCGTGGTCTGGGTTGGTGCCGGCTGTACCGACGTAATGCTGGATAGTTTCTTTGTTCTGCGAGTTCCAGATCTTAGGGTCTTTCTTGTAGCTGCGGAGGAACCACTGCTGTACGTCGTCCCGCTTGATGTCTTTGGATAACCAGTCAACCACTTCTGCAGCCTGCGGATCGGATCCCAGCTGCTGCATCAACTGCTTCTTGGAGGCTTTCTCGAGGGGTTCGGCTGTATTTTCTTTGAAATTCTTAGTTAGTTTTTTACTGGGCAGTATAAAACTATGACCTTTCCCATGCGGATCTAGTATCGATCTGTTGTAATTCGCGAAGAACGAATCCATACTTGGATCTTTTTTATTTATGCCCTTAACAGCTTTCTGTCTACTTTGTTCTAGATCTAATAGATCTTGCTCGCTAGCGCGTTGATATTTGCCTGGCTTTATAGATATATGTTGTTCAGACACGGTCTGCGGATCATTGGCGTAGTATTTGCGCTCATCCTCTGGATCAGTCGGCCTATCGTAATGCGTGTCAGTTGCCTCGTCGTAATCAGAGATATTTTGACCTTCAAACATCTTGTTCGGCACGGCAAGGCGGTTTTTAGCGCCTGCATTAAAATATCTACCCATTGAATTTACTTGACTTATAGGTACCCAGAACGATAAAACGCCTCCACCTTTGTCTTTGTTTGAATATTCGTGGGCAACCAGCGGGGAAAGTGTATGGACCGCGTTGGTTGGCTGCTCAACATGATCGTCGTGTACCAGCAATTTATTGAAACCACCTTTATTATCCGGTGTCTCACTTATGCCACGATGAACCATGAGATGCAGCTCTGGTTTTCCAGTGTTTGGATTTGGCATATTTTTATATGCTTTACCGTTTAAATATTCACTACTTGTCAGTTGCTTAATCATGTCCTTTTGGGCATGGACAGCATCTTTTGCAGTGAATTGCGGCAATCTTTCACCGATACGGTAATACGATGACTCGGCAGTAGGATACGGTCGAGCTTTCTCTAGCAGTTCGGCTAAACTACTGTTTTTTTTTAAGCCGCTGATCACATCATTGATCTTTTCAACGTTCTGGCGTATCTTAGCGATCGAAGCTCGCTTTGATAGATCCATCAAAGCAGGAACGTCCTGGACCGCAAATGGTACGTAGGACTTGATCAGTTCTATCTCGTTCACTGTGGGTGCAGACTTAGCAAGATCTAAGCCTTCGACAAGAGTGGCGTTGTTGGCCGGCGTCATAGTTAGTGCGAGGCCGCGGATCTTGGTTCTTTTTAATACCCTTTGATCTTTCTGGCCGCGCTCTACGATACCTCCCTCAACCGAGCATTTCAGCTTCAGTGGTGAGTCGGTTTTGAATTGGTGCTTGAGGATAGCTGCGGCGGCCTTAGCGGAGCGGTGGTCTTCGTCGTCGTAGAGGAGACCTTCTGTGAAGATGTACGGAGCCTTGATTTTATTCCAGTAATACCGCTGTCTTTCGGTCTCGCAGTCATCTAGGCCAAAGATCTTTTTAGCGCCGGTGATTCGTCCAACGATATCAGGTAACTTATTAGAATGATTGTCATTTATTATTCCACGACCTGCTTCAAGCTCAGATATATCAGCGCCTTTTACGTCAAGGATCTCTCCTTGAGTATCTCTAAGCTCGCTCGCAGCGACAGCATCGAACCTGGTTGCCATAAATACTCCTTACCTATTAGATTCTACTGTACAGAAAACCTAAGTCCTTTATACGGTCTTCCTGTTTGTACATAATACGCCAACAGCGTTCCTTTAATACCAACCCATCTAGCTGCGGCATGAATAGACTCAAACTGCATATTGTTGTTTAAACAGATTACGGGTTTACAATTAGGTGCTGTAAATTTATGCTTCTTCCTGTGCTCTGGGTTTGCCCACATATTTTTAGATCTAATGGAAGCTAAACGCCTAACTTCTTCACTAAACTTCTTTCCTGAAGAGGCGATCCTTAATTTTTCTATTGTCTCTGGTTTGTGCCTTAAACCCAAAGAACCTCTACCTCCACCGATTGCTATGTTAGCAATATCAAATCTTAAAATTCTTAAAACTGTAAGGATGCCTACCTCTGCAGATTCTAGTTCCTGCCTAGAATCGAATATTCTTATTATTTTTGCGTACCATCCGCCGGCTTGGTTTGTTATTTGATTCCACTTATCAGATCTACCTCTGCTAACCAAATAACGTTTATATTTAGGTCCTTTTTCTGATGAAATTCCAACATAAAAAATCTGATTATTATCACACCTATAGTGAGCATACATATAATGCGTCAAGGGCGCTAAATTTATTATTGAAATTGCAGTTTTATCTTTAATGGCTTTTTCTTTGCGCACCCGCTCCCAGCGCTTAGCATTGTGAGCTACAGTTTTTGCTCTACTTTCAGGCGACGATCTGGTGGTCTTAATAGCATTTTGATGTTTGTGCTTATATCCATCAGAGTATCTAACACAACTAAGACAGAACCTATTAACGTTAGCTTTAGGTTGAAAGCCTCTATCGCTTCCACATTTATCGCAAAAGCATTTAAACTTTTTTAGTTTTTGACCACTTCTTTTTACGTGAACGATGTAGTTGTCGTAATCTACACTCATCCCATCCTCCAGATAGCTAAATAGCCAGATTTATTATACCAAATCCGACACTTAACCACCCAGCGGCGACACTGCTACTCGCAGTACACCGTTTCATCTTCTATAGATAGTGACTCGTCTACGACCTGCTCACCATTGAAGGACTCACGGATCTCTTTGATGGATTCGTGCGACTGTATCTTCTGTATCGCTTTATCTGCGGTCTTCCTGACGGTGTCTACGGAGATGTGTAGGGCGGCAGCGATGTTGACGTCACTGGACGGCGTCTCGCTCATGTTAAAAGCTTCGTAAGCGAACCAGCAGTATCCAGACAGCTGGTCATCGATGGCCCAAGCGCAACCTGGTAAAGCTGCCTCTTCTGCTTCCGACAGCTCCTTCTTAGAAGCTCTCAGTGTTTTAAGGCGAAGAACGGCCAACGGGCACCATTCCTTAGTGGGCGATGCCAACTTCCTGGGACATTTACACTTAAATCTTTCGTTTAGATCACTCATTTATCGTATACAGTCCTCGATGAACTATCGATATGCTTCATTACTTATACTTAGTTAAAATAAAAAGACCAGTCCTCTGCGGGACTGGTCTCTAGTTGCATTACGCTTCATCGAGATTATGCTTCTGACGAAGTCTCGGTGCTTTTAGTCGCTACGCGTACGCCAACAAGCTCGACGATATGGCGAGAGCCGTTGATCTGAGTCTCGAGGGTTGTCCCGATGGGTTTGTGGAGTAGGCCATCGACGATATCTTTATTGGCTATATCGCGCAGTACGATCTTAGATCGGAAGATGCCTTTGTCTTCGATTTCGTCGGGCGTGGTGGAGGTGATGATCACGACGTCGGTATCGGCGGTAACAACATCAGCTGGAACTAGACCGCGAGCGACATCATCCTTGTCAGACGTGGTCTGCCAATCGGCAAGTTTAAGCGCGTCGGCGGCGGCGGCGAGCTGCGTCCGGTCTGCGTCTGGAACCGCGTCGATTAGGGCACTAGTCTTATACTGCAGGTCGTTAAGCGCGCCATAGAAGCGGGTGAGATCATCCTGCATCGGGCGGAGTTGTTCCATCAGCTGCTTCAAAAGCGCTTGCGATACGCGGATTGCAAGTGTCTGATTGGCTAGTTCGCGCTCGAGCTCGGCTACACGATCCACGGTCGGTTTACTGCGTTTCTTGTTGGATTTCACGATCTTCATTCTGTCTCCTTCGCGTTATGCGCGTTTATCTTTTACTCGGTTAGCAAGGGCTTTTAGCAAGGTTATTTCTTCACTAGAGAAGGGTAGGGGTTGATGCGTAGGCTGTTTTTCGATACCCAATAGCATTGCCAACTCACCATTAAGAAACTTACGGATACGAGATTCGATGAGATCATACTCGCTACCTTTCTTCTTGATCACGCGCGACGATAGGACATCATTGATGGCATTGGCCTGCTGGAGCTTCAGCTGCTCTGGTGTGAGTTTGTGGATCGTTTCCATCTGGACAACGTTTGTCTTATCTTCGATAACTGGTTCTAATTTAGTTTCCACCTTCTTCTCCTCGGGCATCTTGAAATCGGAAAGGGATTTTACCGAAAAATTATATTTCTGTGCCATTGCGTCATATAGCTGATCGGCGGAGTTGAACTCAGATCTAGTTAGTTGCTCTTTATTGGATACGCATCTTTGCCAGTGCGCCTCTACGTCGGGATCGCGCATCAATATGCGGACCGTATCATTATAATCTTCAATCTCACGAAGGATCGTGAGGTCTTCATCGGTTAAGAGAGCGGATCTTCCGTATACCTGTGGCCAAACTAGCTCACCATATGCAGAACGGTCAAAGACCACATTCTGACCAGAAAGACTGATCAGCAGCTCGAGTGTGTCATCCAGATATGATGGGCCTGTGTAACCACGTTGTGTATATTTCCTATCTGGAGCTGAGAAATGTACATATTTGTAACCTTGGGCTTCGTACATCTTGGCGACGGTACTTTTCCCGCTTCTGTCTTTTCCCTCAAGGCAGATCCAAGCCATGTCTTATTCCTCCACGAATAAGATATTTATACCTCAGGTCGATGGGAACCACAGTATCTATCGCGCTTGGAGGAATTCTCTGAACCCCACATCGGCTGCAGGTTTGTGTAGTGGCAAGCCTTAACAAGCTGCTCTGGATCCGTTAGGTCAAATGAAGCTAACGGAATTACGTGATCAATATGCCATATGCCGTAGTTTTCCCATGACATGCCTTCTATAAACAATACAGCAAGATGCGCTTTAAGATCTTCCACTGAACACCCAAGATTACCAATAGCCGATGCTCGTAAGTGTGACCTTTTTAATGCACACCATAATCTCGTTCTGAGATTCCTAGCGATATGATAATTTATATCTTCTAGCAAGCGTTTCTTTCTCTTTTTACTGAGATACTCTTTATTGCTGGATTGATATTTACTTACTGTGCGATAGTGCTTTTCCTGGTTGTTCTTAAACCATCTACGTTGTTTTTCTCTAGCTTCTTCTAGATGCGATCTGCGATATGTCGCCGCATATGCACTCTGGCAGAATTTGCAGGCAGCTTTTAAGTAGGTCGCATCCTTGCGCCTTATACGATTAAAATCACACTCATTAAGGTCTAACGCGCACTTTGAGCATCTCTTAGTCATCTAAGCACTATTCTCTGCCCTTCTCTACGTCGGCAGCTACATTTATGGGGTTTCGTTCTACTGTGCCACCTACGTTGCCAGCCTTTGTCGTACCAAATTGCCTAGCTGATTCTTGTAGCTGCTGTACAGGAGATTCTTGGCTCTGCTTAACAGCAGCCTCGGCATCTGCATGCGACTTGGTCTTAGCATCTGCGTCTAGCTGTTGCTGCTGCATCTGCTGCTGTGCCTGCATCTGCTGCTCTTGCTGTTCTTGAGCCTTCTTCTGCGCATCTTTTGTCATCAGCATGTTCTGCCATTGTAAGAACATGGGATCGCCGGGTAGATACTTCAGCTCATCGCGCTCAATAGCACCCTTATCGCCTAAGAACACTTCGCGCTGCTCGCCTTTGGTCATCATCTTATCGACGACGGTCCAGAAGGCTTGATTTAGCGGTAAATCGGCAATTGGATGCTCGATCGGACGTTTATCCTCGTTCTTAAGAAGGTCGTTCATCGTAGCGAAGACCGTCATCTGTGCCTGGCGAAGCGATATATCAGTTTGCGGTGTTTCGTCTGTATAACCCACAAACTTGAACTTATAGCGAGATGCCAGCTCTTTATCTAAGGCTGGGATTATGTCTTGGTTAATGAGATCTTCAACGAAATACAGGATGGGAAGGAGACCGCGTTCGCGAGAATATGTGATCTTAAACTGACCAGATTCCTTGGCCTGAGATGCGGCACGACCATTCGCTGTGGTTAAGTAATCTAGACCGACCTCAATGGGATCGATCTGGAATTGTGCACAAATTGATCGCATGACGTGCGAATTGAAGTTGATGTATTCCATCTCACGAGCTGATCCTGACATCGGTATCCATTGAACGTCGTCCAGGCCTGCGACAATCGGAGTGCGCCAAGCATTATTTGAACCCGAAATAGTGTTGTAGAACTGGCGACGGAAAGATGCGAGAGTGTTTTGAGTAACAGTTCCTTTGAGGTGCAAGATGCCTCTAGCTGCGTATCCGTGCGTAAAGTAATTTGCATTATATGACTCTACATTTAGATGGTTGGTGATCATGATCACGGCTTGCTCAACCATGGATATGGCGTATCCATTTGAATCTGCAAAGTTTTTTGGATTAAAGAGTTTGAAGACCATGTCCTCATCGCCGAAGACATTGAGGGCTCTCATGTCAACTGATTGCTGTACGTACTTAAAATAATCGATATCTGGCGTGTTGACTACGCCATCCCCCATCGGGTCGTTGTCCGATCTTTTGCGATGATAAAGTTCCATAGCAATTTTAGCTTGGTTTTTTAACGTATCTTTATTGACGCCTGGATTTACGCGGTAAACAGTCTCAGCTGGAAGTGGACGGAAACGATGCAATCCACCCTTTCTAGTAAGGACTTTTTCTGCTGATATGTGGCCAAAAGTCAAGGCGTCCCACGTTATCAACTTCAGAAACTCGCCAAACAGCATCTCTTCACCGCGTGGAGTACCCTCAGTGCGACCGCAGTGGTACACAAAATTCTCGAGCATGTGGATGTTCTCGAGGTCTTCTTGAGTTATCGGTTCATGGTGGTTAACCTTAAAAAACCTATAGCCCATATCGTAACGTTTTTGCTGGGGACGAGAGAAACGCAACACCGTATCGCACCGTATCTGGAGGATAGCGTTTACCAGCCAGTCGCGCATGGAGATCTCTCGAAGAGTACGGTTCGAGATCCTGGAGATCTTGGATTTAGATAGATAGTAATTGTGGGCAGCGTGATCATAGAATGGATCGGTTAGCAGCGCGCGACCAGCTACAAGATTAGAAGCATCCTGAGACTCGTTCTTGTCTTGAGCTTTGTCTGGCGCACTATCAGCTTCGGCTTTGGTCAGCTCTTCGATGTCTTTGCGAAGAGAATCTGTAACTGCTTTTTTGATATCTTCGATCCAGGACATCCCGGTCTCCAGTTATTTATTATACGACCCTATTATACGTCTATGCGCTCATATGTGCCAGATGAAGCCACCTTCGGCGCCTTGATCCTCGTCGTCTTCGATGTCAGACAACCTGCCTATTTTACCAAGCTTATCGGTATTAACTTCCGGATTAAACGAGAGATTATTGGCTTTAGCGTATTCTTCTGGAGTCGGCGGCTTGAAGAAGTTGCCGGTCGAGTCTACCAGTTTCGACATATCAAAGTCTAGACCGGCCGAAGAAAGTACCACGGCGCTTTTGCCAAAAAGATTGTTAAATCCGTATCTTATCGCATCGAGGTAATGGTCGTGCTCGGTGTCTGGCGTGTCGGTGATCTGGCCCGACGCGTCTACCTTGTAGTGATACAGCTGGAACTCCCGTATGATCGGCTGGCACGTTTCCTGCGCGAAGAAGATCTTGGGTTCACCGAGTCCTGGCACCTTCAACCACTTCTTTATGATCTGGATGCCGGTGTTGATCTGACCTTTGTCTGTGTTGGTGGATGTCGGAAGACCTAACTTGCGCATCTCAACGCCGTCGCCAGGGTCTGCCTGATCCGGAAAGTATAGTTGCACCCGGTAGACTTGATGCCACTTATTCTTGACGTGATGCATCCAGGCTGGTCTAGAGATGTAGGTCATGCCATCGCAGCGCACGACGTACACGTTCTCCCTGGAATCCACGAAGAAGACGACCAAGGTGTGCGGGTTTGACCAACCAAAGTCAAGACCTGCGTAAGCTGGCAGACCCATATCGTGGCACTTCTTGACGAACATGTCGTGGCTGCATTCACCAGGAAAATCCTTGCCGGTTAGCGTAAGCCACATCTGGTTCCATGTCTTGACGTGCGAGCGCTCATCAAACTCCTTATAGACGATGCCTTCAACCGATGGCTTTAGGTTCATCAGCTGCGACATTGCCCAGTCTGGACCCTCGGATAAGACCTTCTGCGCTAGCTCGTCGATCGATTTCAGCATCGGCGAGGTGGACTTCTGGTTCTTCGCGTCGCCCAGGCAGATCGGAGCCAGTGGGCACTTATAGCACCCGGAGTACATCTCGTAGCGATCGTACTCCTTCTTCTTCTGGTCGCCCAGCTTAGCGTAATCGGCTGGAAGGCGGACGTCGAAGGCTTGCTGGTCCACGTAGTAGACCTGCTTTTCGGTGCCGGAGCGCGAATCAGGGCATCGCTCGGTGAACTCGAACGCGGTCCAGCGACGCACGTGTCGGCCCTGCTTCTCGGCGTTCTCTATGGCTTGGTTCATCAGTCCGTATCGCGACTTACGTGTGGATATACCGACCCTAAGGGGTTTCTTGCCCCGCTTGGAGTCCAGCATTCCGGAGATCTCTTTGTATGCTTTGAGACCTTCGCCAGAGACTGTATCAATCTCATCCACGCAAACTAGCGGCACGTGCGGTCCGTTGCAGTTGTGGTTGATCGTGCCGTCCTTGGTAACGAACGAGTTTGACAGCGGATCTGTCGGGTCGCTGGATCCGCGTACCTCGAGTTTCGCTATTTGCTTTAGACCCGTGCGGGTCCGCGTCTTTACCTTTGACATAGTTTCAGCACCATCTTTGCTTGACCGGCATCGTGTATCTTATACAGTTTTAGTTCCTTAGCGTACGCTTTCTGCGCGAGCAGTCTCGAATCCATGTTGGCTCTGCAGCGCAGCCGGTTGTAAGTTTTGTCGTAGTCCGTCCATTTCCAGCCGAGCGTGGTACCGACGTGCTCGAAACCGAGCTTCTTGAGCGATCCCACGTCGCCGTACCTTAGATCGACGAACGTGTAGATCTCGTCTAGATTAACGGTGGCTAAGACGTGCTTCAGCAGCTTTGAATACCCGCCGACCACCACGGTGTTCAGCGCGGACGCGAACCTGACGATCTTGGCTTTGCGACCCTCGATCTTTACAGACAGCAGACATTTTATATCCAGACCATCCATCAAGGTGAAGTACCTGGACGCGGACGCGAAACCCATGAGGTGGTTGGCTCGAAGGAACTCTTTGGTTTGCAGGGCCGTAACCTCATCTAGCTTTAACTTCCTAGCGTGAAGCCTCGTTTGTACCTTGCCGGCCTTTACCGCGATCATGGAGTCGACGATCGGCCTTTTGTAGACTACTTCATCCGCCCTGAATTGCAGCAACCGTATGTTGAAAGCTTCTGCCTTCTCCCTTGCCAGGTGGTGATAGCGCCTTCCAACCACGGCCTCGGAGTGCCAGTAAAGACCGTCGACGTTTACGAACAGCTGGTCGCTGACCTTGAAGTCCGGGCGAATGCTGCATCCAGGTGCTGGGAACCGGTCGAACCTTTTCAGGAGCGGGTTGGAGCTGATCAAGGTCTCCACGTCGCTCATCTTGACGTGCCGATCAAGTGAAGCCTTGAAGTCCGCCTCAGACGCGCACGCGTACCGCTCGAATATCTTGCAGGCGAACGAGTAGCTGATCTTGTCGGCATAACTAGCGGCCCAGATCTCCTTGAGTGATTTACCGTCTATGTCCTTGGCGACGCCGTTAAGCTGTAGCTTCTTGATGCGGTCTTCGGGCTTTGATTTGACCCGCTTGGACCGCCGACGCTCGTTGAGCCGTGCTCGTCTAGATGCGCGGTTCGCCTCTTTTCGAGCCAGCGCCTCGGGCGTCTTGAACCGGCTTGATTTGACTTCTACAACTCTAGGAAGCAGCAGTACCGAAGTCACGCCGAACCGCTCGACGTTGGTCTTGGCGATCTCGGGCATCTTGGCCTTGATGGTCTCGCTCATCCTTAGCTTGAACTCGTCGGTGGTGTGAGTGCGAGCTCGAGCCGCTGACAGCTTACCACTCTTGCGCTTCGGGTGGGATTGACCGTAGAAAACTACCTTGTATACCGGTGCCCACCACTCGCCGTAGTCTACGTCGATGAACTTTGCTTTCTTGTTGGAGGTTACGTACGAGTCAACGTCCAGCGATACTTTGCCGCCGTGGGTTTCGCGAAGAGTATCTAGGATCTCGTTCAGACTCAGACGTTTGTTGCGGTTTGGATGATGCTGACCGCAAGTGATCACTTTAGTCGGTGTCGCCCACCACTCACCGTGCGCGGAGTCTATGAACCTGGCCTTCTGGTTCATACCGACGAATGTGTCGACATCTATCGACACGGTATCGCCGTGCTTCTCTTTTAGCATAAGAAGCAGTTTATCCACCGATGTTCTGAGCTTGGCCATGCACCCTCCAAGCTCATTATACCTAATATTTTGTTGAAAGCCTTATTATAGATCTTACGCGCTCAGCACGTCATCATCGTCTGTGAGGTGCTGGAGCTCAACCCATCCGCGCTGGGTCCAGACTTTATGGTCAAGGGTTCCTTCGATCGTTCTTCCATCTTCTAGCTCTATTCGCATACATTCTGCGTCTTCTAGAGTGTTTTCTAGAACCTCGACGAAGTTTTCTGTTGATTTGATAAGATCACCTGGCTTGAAATCAGCGAGCGGCTTATGCGCTCCATTCACATCTAAAGCTTCCGATGAAGATATGACGCAAGCCTTTAAAGTACAAGGGATAATTTCTAATGTGACCTTCTCACTGGCTACATTGAAGACGGATTTCTCCATCGTGAACTTCTCTAGGATGCGCTGAGAATCTTCTGTCTTTGTTGGCAGTACTAACGGCTTTATCCTGTCCGACATCAGGAACTTCTGCTGGTACTCATAGCATCGCTTTGCCTGAGATAAGATCGCACCTACGTGGACTACGTCTCGCTGGTCGTGAAGTAGCACAAGAAGTTCAGCTATGGCCATACCAAGAGTATTGTGGCTGATGAAACCGTTTGACCAATACGCGTGGTCCGTGTCGACCTCAAGGTCATAGAAGTAGTGCTTGCCAAACGCAACAGTATCTACTGTTTCATAGCAACCGCGCCTTATGAACGTTAGATATTCAGCCCAATCGTATTCTTCGAGACGATTAGCTAATTTAATGAAGCAATCGATCTTGTAGCCGTATACGTATGATTCCTTTGACTTCTCGCCAGATCCCCATAGATCCTTAGAATGTTTGATGTTTGAATGCGTCTTCTTTGCAGATTCAAGACGCCAATAACCGTTAGATATCTCGTATTTGTTCTTTATATAGTCCGCAAATGGTTTAAGTAGCTTAGATGGATAGCGGGACTGTTGATTCATCTTCTCAGCGTAAGCTATGAAGGCTTGACGCTTCGAGAAAAGTGGCATCAGGCATTCAGGCAGCGAGGTCTTATAGTCGACAGCGTAGTACTCGACCACGTGGTTCTTCACGAACTTTGTGGTGGATGGTTTGCGTCGACGCCTATTTACTACAGCATGAACACCAAACAGATTAAGTATCTGCGCGATCTGCTCGATCAGTGCTGGGTTCGCCAGCGTCAGTGAGTCCTTGGAGCCATCGGTCTCCATCATTCCAGATATAAAACCTGCTAAGAAATTGACGCTATGATCAAGGGTTTTTAACTTCTTGAAGTAGCACAGCTCGCCTTCTATATAATCTTTAAAGAACGAGCGGAAGTTGGTATTGCAGATATACGCGATGCTTAGCTTAGTGGATCTACTATCCTTTTTGACTTTGGGCTTTATATCGAAATGCTTATCGATAAGACTAACATAATGATTTAATTGATTATCGTCGTTTACGGCTAGCGTTATCATATTATCGTGGCGACTGACAGATACATCTCCAGTTATTGATCCTACCAGCCATCCAAGTTCGTAATCTCTTGAAGTCGTGTCTACTGCGTTGGCTAGCGATTCGACTGATCTGTAAACCAGTTGACCTACGGTCAGGTCCTTCATATGAACCCAATCGATCTTTCCTGATTCTGGGTTTAAAGCTTGAACGCGGTGTTTAAGCGAACCGGTAAGTGACCAAGCACCATGCTTCTTAAGATGCTTAGTTGTGATCGTTACACCGTCCTTTTCACCTTCATCAAAGGTTTCAACCACTGATTTCCAGGACCAGCCGGTGAACACATTGTCGCCTATTTTGACATTTTCGATATTCTTAAGGCCTGACTTTGTTAATATCTTCGTTCCACGCTGGACGCACTTCCCCGATCCACGACCTGCAACATATAGTAATTCTTGAATATTTTCTGAATTATTGTTATTCACACATATATCATAGACCTCCCAGATCGCATGGAAGGGCGTGGTATCTGCGTAGCGCGAGACCTTGTGATCCGGCAGATGAAGGTTGAAGAAGTACTTTATGTAGTTCTTGAGGTCCTGCTCGATCCGGCACGGGGTCAGGAATATGCGTTCAAGCTGCGCCATGGTTAGCTTGGACGCGCGCTCGCTCATGCGTTTAGATGCGAGTTCCTGCTTAGCTGCTTGGCTTAGCGCGGTAGACTCAGCTTTCTTCTTTGGTAGCTCGATGAATTTTTTGTAGTGGTTGCTACAATATCCGCGAGCCTTGACCTTGTTGCCACATCCATCTACTAAGCAGGTTTTTGAGTCTTCAGACATCTTCTGTGTCCTGGACTAGTTGCTCCAATAATAGAGTTTCTTCAGTTTTCTCAATCTGAAGTGGCTTGATCTTGGTTGGTTTTGATAGCATCTTTGATGTCTGGGCTTCTACTGGTGTTGAAAGTGCCCTGACTGAATCTGTAACCTTGGCCAGCATCTCGATAACTTGCTGATATTGTCTTATGTTTTTAATGCGCATATGTGGTGCGGGTGTAGCGGTGGGATCCTTAAGATATTTACGCATCTCCTCGGTGTTTTCGACGGCAGATACCGATATCATGTCTGTAAGAAATTCAACCTGCTCAACAGTAGAACGCACTATCCTAGCCTTAATCCTGTCATAAACAGAATTAGCTAGCTTTTCTTTATCTTTAACCCAACCACTAAGTGCTGCAGTAAGCGCAATCTTGCCGACCGGATATTGAGGAAATCTGCGGTTCAGATCTTCGACGGAATAGCCAAGCAAAAAAAGCTCATAAAGCGGTATAGCTTCTTGCTTGCTAAGTGCTCCAGCGGTTTTATGCTGGCGAAGATACTTCTCGGCCTCTTTTATCTGGTCAAAGCTGAGACCATACCTCTCTTCAGAGTTTAGTCTTTTCTTTAGCAAAGAAAGTCTCCCAAGCGGGGTGTATCGAGATATTGTTTATCAGCTGCTGAAGACGCAGCATCTCGATCATCTTATACTTGGATATTTGCTCTTTTGTGAGCCCCAGTAGTAACAGTATCATGACCGAGCGCTCTAATTCTGAGAAATTATTAAGTAAATTTAGTGTTTCTGCTGCCGGCGGTATCCTTAGGAGAGTGATGATCTTGGTAATAATAAGATCATTGATCTCTGCGTTTATCTGTATTTCTATGAGATTGCTGGAGATATCGGCAGAAGGGTCTTCTAGATACCTCAGCCAGAGATCCTGGCGATAGTCTTCATCTACAGAAAGACTATTGATCTTCTTTTGAATCATCAGTAGGTGCGGGTCTCGTATCCTCATATTCCGAACTTTCTCTTACAGACACATCAACGCTCCAGCTAGGACCACAGTAGGTTTTTACAAAACCGTTTAGCATCTTCTTAAATTCTAGGTTTCCGTGGCGCTTTAGCATACGCTTCAATTTCCACATATCCCACAGCGAAGTGCTGGACCGTAGGTCTATATATCTATTATAAGCCCTGATCAGGGTTTTGGGTGCATATAAAATGTAATCTACATGCTTAGTATTTATATCTACAGTAAGTTCTACTGCTGTAATATTTTGATTGATGATGGCACCGTATAGATGAAGGTTGTCCTTAGCAGCGTCGGTGAAAAGTCCGTTGTTCAGTAGCCAGCGATTTTGATCTACATATTCGTTGATACTGGATGTCATGTTTTTTCCATATAATTTTTGATAGTTAGCTTTAAAAGCTCTTTATCTATAGAACCAGAATAAACTTTATCAAGATACTGTTCCACCATGGCTATGGGCGTCGGTGCCGAGATGCTGGTTTTAGAAACCTTGGCTGAATCAGTAAATTCAGCCTTAAATGTTATTTTAACAGTCTTTTTAAGATCTTGCACCTTCTTAGAATCTAAGAAGGCTTTTATCTCTGCTCTTGGTCCTATTAATTTTACCATCCATATATCTTTTGGGGTAAAATTTAAGTCATCATCTTGACCCACAAACAGGTCGCGGGTTCGCCACATTGGGAACGGCGATTCTATGAACTCTTTATCTAAAGTATCTATATCTAGGATATGAAGGCCCTTTGTCTGATTTGCGTCGCTGGCTGATGTCGCGATCGGGGTGCCGGGGTAAAAAACGGATTGAAGGGTCTGATGTTTGTGGATATGCCCAGATACCACAAGGTCGCACCGAACCTGGTCAACAGGTATTCCCTTGTCCGCAAGCTTGAATCCATAGTCTGCCCCCATAAAGGTGTTGTGTGTTACCGCTATATCGGTAGTTATATCGGGCCAACTAGATGGATCTGATAGATACGGGACATAAGTGATACCATCTAGAACAGCGATATCGTCGACCACCACCAGATTTTTGCGCCCCTTGAAAACCTCTAGAGCGTGATACTTACTGGAATTTGGCTTGTACATATCGTGGTTACCAAGAACCATGATCATGGGTATCTTTAGGTCCGCGACGCGATTGAGATGGTCATTAACGGTAGATAGCACCTCAGCGCGGATGATGGAATGCGTATCCAACGTATCACCAAGATTAACAACCACATCGGGTTTTTTAGTTTCTATAACGGACTCTATCCAGCGCAGCAAAGTTACTCCCTCTGAGAGGTGGGTATGTCTGATGTGCGGGTCTCCAATGAAGAGTATTCTTGCCATATCACTCTTTCCACCCAGTTCTCAAGCTTTGGATCACCTAGGTGAGGCGGTTTCCACATCATCAACCGGGTCAGTGTTTGCATAGTTTTTATACAGGTAATTCTTAAGACCCACCGACTAGGCAATACCCAGAGAGTCTTTTCGAGAGATCTACGAGAATCCGGAATGATGTTGGTCATCAGATACTTTCTGCCAGGTCCTCATCAACGAAGCCAGACGAATCCGTCTCAACTTTGGCATCTTGATATTGATAACAGGCTAACATGATCTTAGCCTGAAGATCCTTGTCGTTGATGACCAGATTGCGCATATTTTGCTCACCGCGAACAGGCAAGGAATCGTTGAAGCACCACATCTGCGGGTTCTCGCGACCAGTTTCTGGATTGACCGGATGCTTGATGACACCTAGAGCTTTTGCGAGATCAAATATCTCGCCGCCAGTATCCACGACGCCGAGATCGTAGTGAAATGTAAATTCGGCCTGGCGCGCAGGTGCACCCATGCGGTTCTTTTTGACCTTAACGCGGACCTTGTGGCCAACTTGAGCCGCAGCACCGGTGATGGTTTCACCGGATTCGAGGACACCTTTCTTGGAGTCGAGGCGCGTGATCTCGAGCATCAGGTCGGCGGCGTGCTTGAGCGCGTGGCCTTCCGAGATGACGTATGGGTTACGAAGGGCCTTCGTAACATCCATTTGCGCTGTGACCTGTTGGATGAACAAAGTCAACAGTTTGTGCTCTGCTATAATTGGTATTATCAATTTTAACGCACTTCCCAGGAATTGGGATCCGCTGCCGCCCATGATCTGGTCAGTCGTTAACTTACGAACATCTTTGGGATATCTGATGGCTTTTATGGAATCGATTACGATCGCCTTGATTGGCGCGCCATCCTGAATTAATTCCAACATCTCGCCGCCCATGTAGTCGAAGATCTTCACGGGATCATTAGATCTACGAACTACCAAACGATCTAAATCGCCACCTAGTTTTTCAAACATTTGAGGATTACAGGAATACTCGGCATCAAACCAGACAGCTAGAGCCTCAGGGTCGCGTCTCTGCAGTTCAACGATCGCCATCATAGCCAGCATCGATTTGCCCGAACTTTCAGGTCCGTATAAGATATTGATTTTACCGGGGATAAATCCGCCTTGACATGTAGCCCAGTTTAATGACGGTGACCAAGTAGGAATAGGATCTGGTTTCAGAGTCTTCAGTTGAGAAGCCGCAATACCCAGGTCTTTGGTAAGCTTCGACATCCATTTGTTAGTACTCATATCTATTACCTTTCTTAAGGTTATCAATATGCCACATTGGCTTTAAATTACTGTAATGAGACAATCGTTTTTGAACATTAATATCAGAAAGATCTGCTTTAGAAAGTGGTTCAATATGGTCTATATTCCATTTATCGATACCATGACCGTAATTTTCCCAATTCATTCCAGGTTCAAATTTAGACTCTAGATATTTACGAAAATCTTCTAAAGAACAGCCTAAATCATTTATAGCGGATGATCTCTTCACTATCCCTTTAAGGGCTTTAGAAAGACGGGATCTTAAATTGCAAGCAATACGATAATTTGAATCCTTAATTCTTCTTTCTTTATCCCATTGATTGCTTTTTATACGATAAGTCTCTCTATTATTTGATCTTCTTTCGCGCATTCTTTCTCTAGCTTTTTTCTTTCTTTCCTCTTCTGACATCTTGGTTCTAGATTTACCTGGGTTATTCTTAACCCACCAATTAGAGTTCATCCTAGCTTTTTGGGCTTTACGAACTGGACTTAAAGAACGATGAGTTTGGCAATAACCATGCTTGTTTCTATTACCCAGTTTTGATTCACAAATAATGCATCTCATATCACTTCATACCTTCCCAAGGCGTCATATAACCATCCTCGGAAAGTTTCCGTACGGCGTCTATCGCGAACCTGAACTCCTGAACCTTGTTGCGCATCAGCAATGCCATGGCCTGCGCCTTTGCGTGCACGTCCTTGGCTCGCTGGACATCTGGGTCTAAAGCGACGTAGGCTTTACGAGATTCGACCGTGGGCTTCTCGTCTCTCTTCTTGAAGTAATCGGGCGCGCGGTCTAGATACGCGATCGCCTCGGCGGTATCTACAGCGGACTTAGCGTTCAGCTCGGCTTGAACCGCCTTGGCGTGCATCACGGACGACACGTCGTAGGCGATGATGAATTCCCGCAGGTACACGGGAGCCATCATCTTGTTGAAGCCTTGACCTATATCGCTGAGCTTGCGGGTAAACTCGGCTATTCGCCGAAGATCGATCGACTCGAGGGTCGATTCGATCGTGGCTAGATCTGTGGTCACGTTTCACCTCAGTTGTCGAGGAGCGATTCGGCGTAAGCAAAGATCTCGTCGTCTTGATGTTGAGATTTAGAGATTTTTGGAGCAGCAGTTACAACCTTAGACTTAGACACTACTTTGGGTTCGTCTTCGCCATCAAGATCGTCTACGTCATCAAAACGAGTACTAATAGCATTCTTGGG